GGTTCTCTTCCTAGCCTCGATGGGAGGCGTTTAATTGTTCGTTCTCAACACGCTGCTCTCAACACTTTGCTTCAGGGAGCTGGTGCTGTGGTTATGAAAAAGGCTTTAGTATTACTACATTCCAAAATAAAAGCTGGTAAAATACACGGCTCTTTTGTCGCTAATGTTCATGATGAATGGCAAATAGAGACAACAAAAGAACTTGCTGAATCTGTAGGTCGTTTAGGCGTTCAGGCAATTCAGGAAGCAGGACTCGCTTTAGGGCTACGTTGTCCACTCGATGGCGAGTTTAAAATAGGTGCTAATTGGGCAGCAACACACTAAAAGGAAATACATGGCTAATCTAAAACCAGTAGTAGTTCAGGCAGATGTTATGTGGGCTTTTCTTGACACACCTAATGAGATGAGTGGTAAGTATCAGGTAGACTTGTGTAACCTCTCAACAAAAGCTATCGATGAGCTTGAGTCGATGGGTGTCAATGTCAAGAAGAAAGATGACAAAGGCTTTTACGTTACAGCTAAGTCTAAGAACTATCCTATCAAGGCTGAGTTGTCTGACGGTTCACCAGTCACTTGCAAAATTAAGAATGGCTCCAAAGCAATAGCTACTCTTAAACCTTATGCTTACAACTGGAAGGGTAAGACAGGCGTAGGAACAGGTATCAACAAGTTAGTCATAACTGATTTGATTGAGTATGTTCCTTCTTCTGATCCAGTAGCTGAAGAGTCGTTGTAATTTGTCTAAGTCAATGAACAATGCAACTGCACTCATTGACGGAGATATTCTGACGTACCGCATTGGTTTCTCTTCTAATGAACCTGATGAGGAAAAGTTTGCTATTTCTCGGATGGGTAATTTTGTTGATAGGTTAATTAAGGTCACAGGAATAGATTCTTATGAAGGCTATCTGACAGGGAAGAAAAACTATAGGTCGGAAATTGCTACTGAGCAAGCTTACAAAGGGAATCGTAAAGAGGCTAGAAGACCAGTCCATTACGATTCTCTGCGTGAGTATCTCATTACTAAGTGGGGCTTTAAACTCCAAGAAGGTCAAGAGGCTGATGATGCTATCGGAATAAAAGCATATTCATTACCAGAAGATTCTAGCTGCGTCATGACTATAGATAAAGACTTAGACATGATTAGAGGATGGCACTACAACTTTGTCAAAGAAGATTTGTATTATGTTACCGAAGCTCAAGCCATTAAGAATTTCTACATTCAGATTCTTACTGGTGATCGAGTTGACAACATTGCTGGTCTTAAAGGTATTGGTCCAGTTAAAGCTAAAAAGATTCTTGAGAAATGTTTTTCTGAAAACGAAATGTTCGACGCTGTTTGTAAAAAGTATAAGAACGACATAGATACAATAACTGAACGTGGCAGGTTGTTGTGGATTCGTAGACAGGAGAATGAGATATGGGACCCACCTCTTTATGAACAATACTAATAGAAAGGTTGTTATGGATACTAAGAAACTTTGGGAATCTTTGAACACTAAAGACTTTCCAGAAATAGTTTACATAGAGTGGTGGGATGCTCTATCTGATTGTGGTTGGGAAGACAATGTTAAGCCTAACATTCATCCTGTTTTAAGTGTAGGGTTTGTTGTGTCAGAAGATGACTCAGCTATTTGTATCGCTGCTGCTTTATCTAACGAACAATCTAACTCAAGACTTCACATACCTAAAGGGTGGATCACTAAGATGAAAAGAGTTCGTTTGAATAAGTTCTTAAACATAAGGAGAAAGCCATCAAAACCCAAAGTGCAAAAGCAAAAGGTAGAAAGCTCCAACAATGGTTCCGAGATCAAATCATTGGAGCGTTTTCATTTTCACGATCAGATGTAAGATCCACAAGCATGGGTGCTGGAGGTGAGGACATACAGTTCTCTCAAGAGGTAGGAGATCAGTTAGGTATATCTATTGAATGTAAATCAAGAGAGTCTATAGCTGTTTATGCTTTTTATTCTCAAGCTGCTGATAATTGCCCTGAAGGTAGAGAACCTGTGGTTATTATTAAGCAGAATCATTCTAAACCTTTGGCTGTTATTGATGCTAAGTATTATGTTAAATTACTGAAAGGAACCAATGAGACATTTGATAATTCCTGACACACAGTGTAAGCCTAACAACTCATTCGATCACTTAGCGTGGGCAGGTGAGTACGCTGTTAAGATTAAACCTGATGTCATCGTTCATCTAGGAGATCACTGGGATATGCCTAGCCTAAGCGTTTATGACATTGGTAAGAAGTCGTTCGAGGGTAGAACTTATCATGATGATATCGAGGCTGGTAACAAGGCTATGGATACCTTCATGAAACCTATTATTGCAGAACAGAAGAGGCAGCGACTAAACAAGAAGAAAGTCTGGAAACCTAAAAAGGTCTTTCTTATTGGTAATCATGAGTATCGCATCGACAGAGCTATTGAGTCAGACAGAAAGCTAGAAGGATTAATTGGTTATGATGATTTTAATTTAAAGAAATATAACTGGGAGGTCCATCCTTTTCTCGATGTAGCGGTCATCAATGGGATAGCTTACAGTCACTACTTTACTTCTGGTGTTATGGGTAGACCTGTCAGTAGTCCTAATCTTTTATTGCAAAAAAAACACATGAGCTGTGTGATGGGTCATGTCCAAGATAGAGCTATTTCATTCAGTAAGAAAGCTGATGGATCTAGGATCACTGGTCTATTTGCTGGTATCTTCTATCAGCATGATGAGGAGTATCTTAATCCTCAGACTAACGGTAGCTGGTCTGGTGTGTGGGTGTTTAATGAAGTCACCAGTGGTAGCTTCGACGAGATGCCTGTGTCAATAAACTATCTGAGGAAACAGTATGGAAATTAAAAAGGTGCTACAAACCAGAGCAGGTACTTATGGTGAATACAGGGACGTAAGTCAGATCAGTCAGGACATAAAGAAAGTAATTAAGAACTCTCGTAATTACCCACTAATGCCAGCTTATATGTTAGAGTCTCTTGAGTTAATAGCAAACAAGTTAGCTAGGATTCTTAATGGTGATCCTCTCTATGATGATTCTTGGAGGGACATTTCAGGATACTGTACTTTAGTGTTGATGGAAATAGAAGACATGGAGAACTCAGATGAATCTCACGATTCCTGAACTTATAGAAAAATTATCTGTAATAGATGAAATAGAAATAATCGAAATGTTGGGTCTTACGTCTTTAGATATATTAAATAGATTTGAAGATATTGTAGAAAACAATTATGACAAACTTATAGAGGAAATAGAATGATGGATTTTTATCAAGAGTATATTGCTAAGTCTCGATACTGCAGATTTGTGCAGGATGAGGGACGTAGAGAGAACTGGTATGAGACAGTAGACCGATACATGGATTTCATGAAGAATCATTTAGAGACTAAACATAACTATGTGATTCCTATGGAAACAGACTCAGAGTTGCGAGAGGCTATTAAGAACTTAGAGGTAGTACCTTCTATGCGTTCTATCATGTCAGCAGGTAAGGCACTCGATAGAGACAACACAGCAGGATACAACTGTAGCTATCTACCTGTTGATGATCCTAAAGCATTCGATGAGGCTATGTACATACTACTGTGTGGTACTGGTGTAGGCTTCAGTGTTGAGCATAAGTATGTTGACAAACTACCTGAGATACCTGAGAAACTATTCAAGTCAGACACGACTATCGTTGTTGCTGATAGTAAGGAAGGATGGGCTAAAGCACTACGTCAGGTCATAGCATTGTTGTATTCAGGTGAGATACCGAAGTGGGATCTAAGAAAGATCAGACCTGCGGGTGCTAGACTCAAGACCTTTGGTGGTAGAGCCAGTGGACCAGCACCACTGAATGAGTTGATTGAGTTTGTTATTAATAAGTTTCAAGGTGCAGTAGGACGCAAGCTCAACACACTAGAGTGCCATGACATTATGTGTAAGGTAGCTGAGGTTGTAGTAGTGGGTGGTGTTAGACGTTCAGCTATGATCTCACTGTCTGATCTGGAAGATGACAAGATGCGTCACGCTAAAGTAGGTCAATGGTGGGAAGCTAATCCTCAACGTGCATTGGCTAACAACTCTGCTGTGTATGCTACCAAGCCTGATGTCGGTCAGTTCCTCAATGAGTGGACCAGCTTGTATCACAGTCACAGTGGTGAGCGAGGTATCTTTAATCGTGAGGCTGCTGTAGCTACTGCTAAGAAGAATGGTCGAAGAGACACAGACTTCGAGTTCGGTACTAATCCATGTTCCGAGATTATCCTTAGACCTTATCAGTTCTGTAACTTGTCTGAGGTTGTGGTTAGAGATACAGATACCAAGTACGACCTAGAACGTAAGGTCAGACTAGCTACTATATTAGGAACGTATCAGTCTACAATGACTCACTTTCCTTATCTCAGAAAAATATGGCAGAAGAATACTGAGGCTGAGAGATTGCTAGGTGTGTCACTGACTGGTATCCTAGACAACAAACTTATGGGAGAAACCAGTGAGAAAACTAAAGAAATGCTTGAAGGACTCAGAGACATTTCGGTTGATACAAACTTACAGCTATCCACTGAGCTTGATATTCCTGTGTCTGCTGCCATCACTTGCATTAAGCCTAGTGGCACTGTTAGTCAGCTTGTTGATAGTGCCTCTGGCATTCATACGAGACATAGTAAGTATTATGTTCGCAGGGTACGAGGCGATAAGAAAGATCCTCTATCCACGTTCATGACTGAGCAGGGTATACCGTCTGAGGACTGTGTGCTACGACCAGAATCTACTACTGTCTTTAGCTTTCCTAAGAAGTCACCAGACAGTGCATTACTGCGTGACGATATAACAGCTATCGAACACTTAGACTTATGGTTGATGTATCAGAAGCACTGGTGTGAGCATAAGCCTTCAGTCACTATCTCTGTTGAGGAGCATGAGTGGGTAGAAGTAGGCTCATGGATTTGGAAGAACTTCGATGACGTTAGTGGTGTTAGCTTCTTGCCCTACGATGGCGGGACATACAAACAAGCACCCTATGAAGAGTGCAGTGAGGAGGAGTATAAAGAACTGCTTCACAAGATGCCTACAAGTATTGATTGGGACAGTCTCATTGAGGTAGATGACAATGTAGAAGGAACACAAACACTGGCTTGTACAGCAGGGGTGTGTGAGATCTAATCTTTCTTACTATTAATTAAATCAAACAGGGCGCGTACTTTCTCTTCTAACACTGAGATGCGCGCCCCAATCTCTGCCTTCCAAGTAATAGCTAAGAACACTACGATGAGGAGACCAGAGATAATCTCCCAGAAGTTTATGATGAACTGCTCCATTTAATTCTTAATTCCTAATATTTCTCTGTTAGCATTGTCAAGAATTTTTGGGTTCCACGCCTCACCTTCTTTCTTTGTGTGGTGTAGGTTCAAGTAAATTTTATACATTGCTTTCTTTTGTTCCTTCTCACTAGCATTAGGATCTAGTAATTGTTTAAATAACTTATCTCCATATCCTCTAATTGGATCTCCTTTAGAATCGTATTTAGTTTTTTCTAAGATGTCTCCCAAGAAAAGAACAGTCTGTTGATCTGGTGTCAGGTCTTCAACCTTACCTGTTTTAAATACTTCATCTAACCACGGAGCATTTATTCTTTTCTTAGCTCTGTTTACAGCAACCTGTAAAGAACTATTATCTTCACCCTTATCTGCGTTATCTACTAAAAACTGATAGAGTCCTGTAGCTGAGCTTGCTTCTTCTCCTTCTAAAGGTCTGTTCTTTACTTTAGGATCTCCAGAACTTTCTGCTCTAGCTACTTTAAGAGCAAAGTCATATAAAATGTTTCTTGCTCTAGTTGAATCAAGACCTTCCATTCCTGATCTGTTTAAATGTTTTGTCATCAGTGTTTCTGCTAATGGAGATCTTATTTGATTGACATCACTGACATTACTTACGTCTACTACTTCTGCTCTTCTTGTAGGAATAACCTCCATCTCAGGAGTAGACAGGATGTTACCAAACGCATCATAGTTATTACTCATCATGTCCATGTTTTATTTCCTTGCTTTAGGTATCGTAATTTTTTGTTCGGCTATTTGTTTATCCAAATATGCGTCAAGTTCTGCATCAGTTGTTAAATCTTTAACCGCTTGATCTGCTAATGTTGCAGTAGGGCTTGAAAAACTATCGTCTTTTACAAAAGATGGTATTACTACTACTTCTGAAACAACTGCACCAAACCGATCATAAGTAGGATCAACCAAATCACCTTTCTCATTAACGTCAAGTCTTGGATTACCTAACTCAAGACGTACCTCTTCAATACTTTTACCTTTTAAGTTTTCGTATTGATCTCCGTATGTAGGAGACTCGACAGGAGGTGGCATACCTAACTGACCTCCGAACATTGTTTGTCCTTCTAATAAACTACTAGGGTCAGGAATAACAGTCCCCATAGATGGAACAGGAGCTGTTGGTCTTTCCATTGAACCTCTTTGTGGATTAAATTCTTGTCTGGTTGGAGCAGGAGGCTGTCTGGTCATAGATAAAACATCGCCAGTAAACAGTCCAGAATTGTCTATAGGACTTTCAA